AGAGCGAATAATACTCAAAGAAAGTGCGAGAACAAAAGCATCCAACATAGTCTCAATTGGCTTGAGGATGGTAATGTGCTTCACAAGGGAACGATTCCACGCGTATCGGAGAACGAATGTCGCGATGAGAATGTTAAGAATGAAGAGAAGAAGTTCGGTGAGCATATCCGACTTGGTTTGAGACTTGGCGACACGATCAAGAACTTGCATTTATTTATTAAAAATATTTTTTTCTGTATGAAATATAAATGAAGGAGTTGCCCACAAGTGGCTCTGAAAGGAAGTTTACAAACCGAAAGTGGGGAACTTCTACAGGTATAGGTAACAATAATTGCTATGCATATGCAGTTGGGGATTATGAAGCATATCGTTGGCAAAAATCAATTCCAGGTGATCGTTCTGGATTATCAAACATCAATCACAACTATACACATTGTAAGGGTCTTCCAAAGCGTGTTATATCCGATAATCCTACTAAAGTATATCAGGTCAAACCAAATGAAAAGTGTAAAAAGGGATACTACAAAGTTATGATGTTTGTGTGTCCTGGAAGACCAACGAATTACATTCGTCAAGGTGACTTTCACTTTTACGTTCAACACAGTGTTGTTGAGTATCGCATTAAACCTGGTGACACACAAGAGTCTGTAGCTAAATTTTTCAAAGTTCCATTATCTAGAGTGAAAAATGCTGGTAAATTTGCACCAAATAAGAAAATTGTTTTTAAAGCCAATGTATTCAGTCACAAGCGTGGGTGGGCTACTGGCCCACTTCTGACTGATGCATCTGGTAAGTCTATCAAGGATCCTCGTAAGGCTGATAGAAACTATCCTGGATTAAACTATGAAACATATTGTAGCTCATTCTGCATTAAGAACAAGGGCATCAAGGTCGGAAAGACTCATCCCAAGGTCCGCAAACAAACTCTCTAAATCTACTGTATTTTCAACATCAAAAGACATATCAAATATATCCATTATATTGAAAATGGCTTCACTCTCCAATGACACAGTGTTAGACTGCGCTGTGTAATTGTTCTGAACCGTGACTGTAACCTTAAATTGTGAAACGTCAAATACTTTTCTACATAGGGGGCATGTATTCTTACCTTTACCTTTCCATTCCTCTAGACAGTGGGAATGAAACATATGTCCGCAACGGATCGGTGCGTTGGTTCTCGTTGATCTTACATCATTGAGACATATGGCACATTGTGACATTCTAGAGTATGATTTTAAAGTTTTTACTGAAATTTACCTCAGTTAGTAAGTCTTAGACATATCGGTGTATCGATCGCATGGATCACAAGTCGCGCGAGATTGTTCTTGAAGCTTAGTAAGAAGTTCTGGTCCTTGTTTTTGGAGAAGTTGTCGGTAAGAATAATTATCTTCAAGGCTAACACCATTTTGATTCATGATGTAGTTATTCATAAGCTGGGCTGAGGAGTTGATAGTGAAGCATCGCCCATCGGCCATTCCAAGTCGTTGAGACATCTTTATTAAAATACACCTAGAAATTAATTTGCCTGTTGGTAATCGTTTGAAGCCAAGAATTGAAACCCTTATTTCTAAGATGTTCAACCATGGGCTCACACTTGTGTCCTAAAAATACATCAAATACATCAGTTTCCTGTGTGGGTGAGACACGGATTTCTGGATCATCATTGATGTGCTGATTGATAATGTTATAAGCAAAAGCAATCTCTTTGAGAGTTTCTGCGCCAGTGATAATAATCTTGCCAGTCGAGAAGATACTTGTCGTAATTTCTTTCATGTCTTGGGCAGGTTTGAACTTGATTTTGACGGCACTGTATCTGTCTGGTTCAAAAGATACTTTGAAGATATCTGCGTTATTCTCAAAATGTTGTGCCACTCGCATAAGATTGATGTTGTAATTGAGACTGAAATTTGAATTGATCATAACAACTCTGAAAGAATCAACTGGAACTTGCATCTCCATTCCCAAAAAAGTTTTAAAAATGTATGTCAATTGGGTAATAATACGTTTACAATCAAAAAGATCACAACATCCTGCCACTTGAATAGAACCATTTGGGAATACTTTTACAGACTTGGTACTGTAACTGTCATGGTATGTAAGAGTCACTTGGTTGTAGAAAGTTGTTGGCTTCAATTTCCATTCAAAACCACAATCTCCTTTGGTACCTGCACGTCTCAACTTGAATGTTTCCAGATTCTCAAAGATGTGACGAAGTTTTTTAATATCAATAGTTTGGATAAAGCTTGAGACCATAGTGATTGTCGTAATCTTTATCCAAGATGGTCGCGTCTCATCTGGAAGTCCTTTTCTAAACTCATCAAGAGTAAGAAGATAAGAAAAGCTATTATTAGCAATTGTTGAATACATACACGTAGCGTAGTAGGTTTTGTTTTTTAAATTGAAAGGTCTCACTTAGGTAATGACTTAGAGAAATCACACGAAATTAAAACAAAATGTCCTCTTTTATCAAGTCAGCTAAGGCTGTCTATGATATTGAATCTGACTTGGAATATGTTGAGATTGTCCATGAGCGATTTGTTCGGGGTAAAGGATATGAAACCTATATTGATTACATAAATACAAAACCTCTTGCAGATTGGATCGTTCTCAAATCCAAATCACAATCTATTCCATATGAAAAGTTTTTAGACACAATGTGCGAAAAGACTCTTGAAGTTAGACAAAAAATGGCTGAACTTGCTCTTGAAAACATCTTAGCTGACAAGAGAAGTATACACACATATATTCGGACTGCACACGCGAGTAAAATTTTAGATCCCACATTCCAACCACCTTGGATTAACATTAAGAGTGCTTGGCAGAGAGAGTTTATTAAGAAGTTTTGTCATGATACTTTGGCTGATCTGATTCAGCGAACTACAAACGAATCAAGACTTACCCATTTCTTTAGCGTCTTGCATAGTATAGAATCAGAATAATACTCAAAAGAATAATCGATGCACCAATAATGGAAAACCTTGGATTTTTCGCAACACCCACAACAACGCGATCAATGATTGTTCTATCATTTTTTGTGAAACCCGTATCAATGTTTCGTCTTGGGTGGATTGGTCGAGATAAAGAACATGCACTTGTAGATTCCGCACAAAGTCCATAGTCGCAGTACACACTACGTGCTTCGTCTGAGATACCCGACTCACTTCTCATTTCAGTAAAATCATCAAATTCACCTGTCTGTCTTACACCCCCTGGAAGGGAAAAATCGTGTGAGACAAATGGATTCACATCATTGATGGCATCTTCATCATCGAGCATATATTTACTCATAGTTACTTTTACTTTAGATTATATTTTTTCGTTTTCATTTTTGAACGATGTTCTTCCCACATCTGATCTAAATCTACATTCAGCATATGCGCCAATTGAAAAAGGTAACTAAAAACATCTCCCATTTCCATCATTACATCCGTACCTCTTTCCTTTTTGAGACCTGTTTTCTTGTATGTTTTTTTGTATTGACGAATAGCCGATGCTAATTCACCAACTTCTTCTGTGAGGAGAAGCCATACCGTGTCTACAGCTGCACGGTCCCATCCTTTGGATTTACATACTTTCTCTGTTTCAGTTTTGTAATAATTTAAACTCATCTTATCTTGTTAATGATTCAAAACTTTAATTGATACCGATCTTGTTGTTGTAGCCTATCTTTTTACCCACGGTACTGGTATTGATTGGTTGATCAAGTGGTGTGGATATAGTATCAATATCTTGAACATACGACATATATTGAGAAACACCAGTCTGAATTTGTCCAAGCGCGGTTTCAATCACACGCTCATTCATCATTCGTACTTGTTCGTTTACACGAGAGTAATGATCTCCAGAGTTGTTGATGAACACAACACGCATAATACTGTACAAGTCATCTGGGTTTTGACGATCAATGGCGATACCCGTTTTGTTCTTGAACGCCTGACGAATTCCACGCTGGAGAAGATTTTGGTTGAACTCAGAAAAGAATAGTGTGTTGAGTGGAGTCTCACACTGTTTGAGGGAATCGAGGTGGAGGTTGTCACACATTTAATATAGACCTGGAAAAAAAACTCTGTAAATACTAAATGTTGAACATCGCTGACTTTGATGAAGCATACAATAACAAACCCGCAAATGTTGAACAAATTCCATGCCAATCCCCAGCCTGCTTCGTTGGCTCATATGCTCCAGTGAGTAAACCAGGTGAAGAAGGTCCCTTCTTCAATAATACCTATCTTCTCCAGAAGGATCGCAAGTTTGAAACTTTTGGTACCGTCAAAGTTCGTAGTGGTGATCTCGAGAAGTGCCGTAAGTAAGTTAAAAATAAAACAAGTAGACTAATTAGTAAACATGAGAGTCGTTAAGCGCTCAGGTCGTATTGAGGATATGAAATTTGATAACATCACCAATAGGATCAAGAATCTAACGTATGGACTCTCAGAAAATTGCGATTCTTCTAAAGTCGCCCAGCAGGTTGCATCTTCACTTTACGATGGTATTACCGTTCAGGAGATAGACACACTTTCAGCTGAAATATGTGTCGGTATGATTACGGTAGATCCAGATTATGAAATTCTTGCAACTCGTATTACTGCAAGTAATATTCAGAAGGTGTGCCCAAACAACTTTCATAATGCCATGAAAAAATTGGCAAAGGCTGGTATCGTCACAGAAGAAGTTGCCCGTGTTGCTGGTCGTGTAAGAGATGATATTGACACAAAGCGAGACTATGACTTTGGTTATTTCGGTCTCAAAACTCTTGAAAAAAGTTATCTCCAACGCCTTGATGGTGTGCTGATGGAAACGCCACAGTACATGTTCATGCGTGTCGCTATTGGCATTCACGGGGAGGATATTCCATCCGTTTTGGAAACTTATGATAAGATGTCCAAAGGCTTTTTCATTCATGCAACGCCAACTCTCTTCAATGCGGGTACACCACGACCACAAATGTCTAGTTGCTTTCTTATCGCAAACAAGGAAGATTCTATTAACGGCATTTATGGTACCCTGACTGAATGTGCCCAAATTTCAAAATGGGCGGGTGGTATTGGTATGCACATCCATGATGTAAGAGCAAATAAGTCTCGTATTAGAGGCACAAATGGTCAATCAGATGGTATTATTCCTATGCTTCGCGTATTTAACGCCACAGCACGCTATGTAAATCAAGCTGGTCGCCGTAAGGGGTCTATTGCAGTTTACTTGGAACCATGGCATGCAGATATCATGGAGTTCCTTGAGTTGCGTCTCAACCAGGGTGATGAAGAAGCGCGATGCCGCGATCTCTTCTCTGCTCTTTGGATTCCAGATCTTTTCATGAAGCGAGTTGAGGAAGGTGGTAACTGGTCTCTTTTCTGCCCAGATAAGGCGCCAGGTCTTTCCGATGCTGTGGGTGAAGAATTTGAAGCCCTCTATACAAAGTATGAAGAGGAGGGTCGCGCAAACGCAACTGTGCCAGCTGCTGATGTTTGGAAGGCTATTCTCAAGTCTCAAACCGAGACTGGTACGCCATATATGCTCTACAAGGATGCGTGTAATCAAAAGAGTAATCAGAAGAACTTGGGTGTGATTAAAAGTTCCAATCTTTGTACCGAAATTTTAGAATATACTGATAAGGATGAGACAGCTGTTTGCAATTTGGCGTCGATCGCCCTTCCAAAATACGTCGATGAAGAGACTCGCACGTTTGATTATCAAAAACTTCATGAAGTCACAAAGACTGTCACCAAAAATTTGAACCGAGTCATTGATCGTAATTTTTATCCCGTTGAGACTGCCCGAAAGTCTAATATGAGACACCGCCCAATTGGTCTCGGTGTTCAAGGTCTCGCGGATGTATTTATTTTACATAGAGTTGCATTTGATTCTGACGAAGCAAAGGAAATCAATGCACGTATATTTGAGACGATGTATCACGCCGCACTTGAGGCGAGTTCGGAATTGGCAGAAGTTGATGGGTCGTATGAAACCTTTGAGGGTTCTCCAGCTTCACAGGGGATACTTCAATTTGATATGTGGGAGGGGGAAACCAAGCTTCACTACGATTGGGATGCTCTCAAGGAACGCATCAAGCAGAAGGGTCTTCGTAATAGTCTCCTCATGGCTCCAATGCCAACGGCGTCTACCGCCCAAATTTTGGGTAACAATGAATGCTTTGAACCCTACACAACGAATATCTACTTGCGAAGAACTCTTGCTGGAGAGTTTGTTGTCGTAAACAAACACCTTGTGGATGATCTCAAGAAAATTGGTCTCTGGTCCAAGGAAATGAAGGATCTTATGGTGAAGGCGGGTGGCTCTATTCAAAGTATTGTAGATATTCCAGATGATATTAAGAAACTCTATCGTACAGTATGGGAAATCAAAATGAAGGATGTCATTGATATGGCTGCAGATCGTGGTCGCTTCATTGATCAAAGTCAAAGTATGAACCTCTTCATGGAATCTCCAACAATGTCCAAACTCTCATCTATGCACATGTACAGTTGGAAGAAAGGACTGAAAACGGGGATGTACTATCTCCGATCTAAGGCAAAGGCGCGCCCAATTCAGTTCAGCCTTGAACCAGAGTGTGTGGCATGTTCAGCTTAAAGTTTTAATTGGATAATCAATTAGCATAATGTCTAAAATCAACGACGCTATTGAAAATTTAGAAATTGCCGAGTTTAACAATCGAAAGATTGTTCTTTCCACTAAAGACGGTACACCAATGAGAATCCAATT